CCAAACGTTTTACACGTACCTGAAGCAGTACAAGACGGTACAGGATGCGCTTGAGGACGAACGCGAGAACCGCCACGACTTCGTGGAATCGAAGCTGATGGCACTCATCGACGAGGGCAACGTGGCGGCGACGATCTTCTACCTCAAGACACAGTGCAAGCAGCGTGGGTACGTGGAACGCTACGAGCACAGCGGCACGGAAGGCAGCGCGATTCAGTTTGTCGTGACTACGGACGAGGCCAATGGAGATCGTTAAGCAAAAGGTCATTCTTCGCGGCGATAACTTGCAGTTTTTCAACTGCACCGACCGCGAGGCGATCTTGAGCGGGCCGGCGGAATCCGGCAAGACGTTCGCGGGGTTGCTCAAGATTCACGGCCTACTCTCCGACCATCCCGGCGCACAATTCGCGCTCATCCGCAAAGTGGGCCGCGACCTGAAATCGAGTGTGTTGATAACCTATCGCCGCGACATCCTGCAACTCGAAACGTTCAAGGAGCCGCACCCACTGGTCAAAGTTTACGGCGGTGAAAACCCGGAATGGTTCGACTACCCCAACGGTAGCCGCTTGTGGATCGGTGGCCTTGACAATCCCGGCAAAACGCTATCCTCAGAGAGAGATTGCATCTACGTCAACCAGGCGGAGCAGTTGGCGCTTGAGGACTGGGAATATCTAATGCGCTGTACAACCGGACGTGGGGCCGTGATGCCATACACGCAACTAATAGGCGACTGTAACCCATCGGGGCAAGAGCACTGGATTTTGACGCGCCCAACATTACGTCTATATACAAGCTATCACCGGGATAACCCAACGCTTTATAATGCAGACGGTAGCCTAACGGAGCAGGGCGAACGTAGTCTAGCCGACCTTGCCAGTATGACCGGCGCGCGTTACAAGCGGCTGTACCTGGGGCAGTGGGCAGCGCCCGAAGGTATCATCTATGATGTGTTCGACAGCGAACGACACAAGGTCAAGGCGTTCACTATCCCGAAAGAATGGCCGCGCATCGTGGGGGTGGATCCGTTCGGCGACAAGGTTGTGGCGCTATGGCTGGCACTCGAACCCACCGGGCAGGTGTGGAACGTGTACCGCGAGTACGTTGCGCCGTTCGGGGTAACGACAGAAGGACACGTCCGGGCGATTCGTGAATTAAGTCAGGGCGAGCCGATCTTCTTTTACGTGGGCGGCGGCCCGTCTGAGCGTCAGGCCCGCGCCGACTTTACCGGCTACGGTGTGCCGTTACTCCCACCAGCATTCGCGGATGTATGGGCGCAGATTGACCGGGTATATGCAATGCTGAAAAGCAATCGGCTGGTGATTCACGACACTTGCCCACACTTGCTGAGCGAGATTACCGAGTATCATAGAGAGACGCGCAATGGGGCGGTGATAGATGGGACTATCGCTGACAAAGCGAGCTTCCACGTTCTCGACAGTTTGCGCTATGCCCTAACAGGCCCAGAGATGCCAGAAGAACAGACGCGCGTCGTCTACAATCCGAGTTGACTATGCTTTGTCCTAACTGTGACGCAGAACTGGCGCGCAACCCGATCACGGGCCGCGTCTATTGCCAGGAGTGCGGCTTTGCGGCACTGCCGGAAGCACCCGCTCCAGTTATTGAGGTGAAACGTGGAACTGAATATAGCCACAATAGCAGATGTAATCTTCACTTGCAAACACGACGATGTAGTAGGCGTTGTTTTCGAAACAAGTTTCAAGGACGGCGGCGTGTCAATTCGACAGATGGAGAATGGCGAGATAGTGTTTTCTTTTCTGGACAATATGATATTCAATCTCACCGAATACGGAAAACTTAACGGACACGACCACCTAGTTTATGAGATTGCCATAGTTTATGAGGCCGGCGATGTTGAAACTGTTGAAATCGGGACAATAAAATGTACCCGACATTCGTGGCGCACGCAGGCCGCGTAATTGCAGGAGCTAACGACAATGGGATATATACCAGCACATCCGCCACGTTATATTTCTCTTGCCCCAATGGGCAGTAGAGAAACAAATCCATTCGGGCAGCGCGCAAGCCTGAAGCCGCTGTTATGCCCGCAGTGTGGTGCCCCGTTGCAGAATGAGCGCGAGTGCGAATATTGCGGGGTTAGATTTGTAGAAGATGTGTTGCGCGTCCAGAATTATGGCTATACTACACGGTACAGCACAAATACAACACAAGCCCCTGGAATTTCACAGAAAATATTCGTTGAGATTGCAGACGCGATGATTGAAAAACAAAAGCGCGAATTGGAGCGAGCGATTTTTGAAAGGGTGCGCGGGAAATGCACCTAACATTCATCGCGCTGGGATCGTACCCGAACGAAGGGGCAAGCCGCTCCTATGCCGGGATAGACGACACGGGCGACAAGCAGGTGCTCGCCGTCGCGTGGATGCCCGACCTTGTGCCGCTGGTCAGAGAACGGGCGTCGGTGTATACCGTAGATAGTAGCTGCTTGACGCAAGAGCAGGTCGCGCTTGTCGCCGCGTTCATCAAGGCGCGCATCAATAACAAGCTACCGCTCGAGGGGGCGGAGCTGGAGGTGTAGATGAAAAATCCTTTTAGACGACACAACGACGTTGACCAACAACTCGCCGCCTTGCGCGAAATCGCCGCGACGATGCAGGACGCTGCTGAGACGATGGCTATTGAAACAAGCGCCCCGCGCCTACGGCAAAAGCTGGCGGAGCTTGACCCGCGCCTGCTCGACCTGATTATGGACCAGGCGGGCTACGAAATTGTTACCGGCTTTTCTGACATCGCCGCCGGTAGCCGTATGCGAGCAGTGACGGCTTGCCGCTTCGCTAACCATTCCGATCTGCAAGTCGGCAACGCGGCGCAGACCTGGACCGACTGGGGCTTTGGCCGGCAGGTAGACGTGCGCGCCGTTGACGAACAGGCCGACAAGGTGTGGCAGGAATGCTGGACTGCCGCGCACAATCGCGCCATCTTTGGGCAGCGGTTTATCCACGACCTGAGCAAGCAAATTTTGACAGACGGCGAATTATTCTTCATCGGCTACACCTCACGGCAAGACGGCACAACCACCTGGCGCACGCTCAAAACAGAGCAAGTCACTGCAATCATTCACCCAGAGAACGACGATAAAATCAACGTTTGGTATGTGGCGACACTGGACGATAAACAGGTCGCCATCCCCGACGCCTTCACGTTGTTTGCTTTGCGGGATCGTTTCGAGGGCGTGGCCCTACCGCAGAATGTAACCAACATCAACGCCACTGAGGGCGCGCTGGCGAACGGTGGGACGTTTGCCGTGATCGTTCCGGCACAGCGTAACCGGGGCGACGATGGGCGCGGCTGGCCGGAGTTCCACAAGGCGCTTTCGTGGAGCAACGTCTACTCTCAGATGTTACGTGAGTATAGCGCGGTGTTCTCTGCCGTGGCAATGTTCGTGGACAAAATCAAAGTGAAGGGCGGCCAGCGCACGGTAGACAATGTGATCGCCGCATTGCAAAGCTCCCTCGTTTCTGGCGGATGGAACGAAACGAACCCGCGCCCCGTTGCCGGGGCGTCTGCGTTGGAAAACGAATCCTTTGACCGAACGCGGATGCCGCTAGGATCTGCCGCCGGCGACGCACAGACGGGCACGGGTATCCTGGCCCTACAACTGGCGACTGGGTTGGGCGTCAAAGCCTCCGACGTGGGGCGCGTCGATATGTTCCAGAACAAGGCAACGGCGGATATTGCCGCCGAATCGCCGCAGCAGCGTTGGCAACGCTATCAGTTGTTATGGGGTGATATATTTGGCGACGTGGTAGAGACAACGTTGCGCTTGTATGAGGAATTCACAAAGACGACCTTTGCCAACTACGCCGCCGAGGTATCGAGCACCTTGCCGCTTGACCTGGATACCGCCGAGATCGCCGCCGCGATGAAAGCAGTTGGAGAGTCGGCTACCGCAATGACGCTGGATTACAGCCTGGCGAACCGGGCAACGAAGGCGCTGGTCGAACTGCTACTGCTTGACCTGGGAGTGACAGACGTTGAGGCAATATTAGAGCCGCCAAGCGCGAAAGAGTCTAGTGACGTTATGCCGTCATCGCTGGCTGAAAGCCACACGCCCGTAACCGTGGCGCACACCTGTCCGCTGTGCGGATTCGGTGAGGCGTTGAGCTATGCCGGGCACGGCCCGCTGCTGGTCTGCGCCGACTGCGGCAAGACGTACAACCCGGAGGTAGAATGAGAGCGCTCTGGATTCAATTGCGATATTGGGTATGGCTTCTTTTTGGTATTGGCAGTCCTCCCCGGATAACCGGGCCGATAATTCCATATGATCTTCTATGGCACGATGAGGTGGAATGATGGCCGGCGAAAATTCACTTGACTATCGCACAATCATATTTTCCATAATGGAAGAGGCAGAAACGGGCGCGAGGTTTGTGGATTTTTGGAATGTGTGGCTTGATGGAGTGGAAGCAGAATTGCGGAATGCCGGATTTACATTAGAGCCACACGGCGATCAAATTCGTGTATCATTTAGTGACGACGCGCTGCTGCGCGAATGTGAAAAACTAAATTTTCTGTATACAAGGCCAGGGACAGAATGACCATCCCACTTGATGCCTTCTCAACGCAAGCCGCGCGCGCCGCCGAAATCCGCCGCCGTAAGCTGCGCCGCGAATTGCTAGCAGACGTGAGGCGCACCGTTGACGCACTGACAGACGACAGCATGGC